GGAATAATCAATAAACAGGGAAGAGTAGTCGAGACGAGTAAGGATCTACCTATGCTCGAATCGAGACTACTCCTTTACCCTACGTGGTATCAAATACAGGAAAGGCACGTCTTTTCGGACGGTCGCCTAGGTAAGGTTATTGTCATTCGTAAGAGTGATCAAAATATCAGAGATGAAATAGCTTATGATCTCGAAACGAAACGACAGATCAAAGCAAACCAGAAACTACTTGCACAGTATTAGAGGGAATATGAAACCGGATAAAGAAAAAGAGAGACGAAACCAAAGAGTAGTGATCGTGGTTACTCCAAGCCAAAAGCGGAAGTGGTTATCAGTAGCTAATAGAAACCACTGGACACTTACGACTTTAGTCGAAGTAGCCGTATCTGAATATCTCGATAACCGGGAATCGAAAGTAAATACATCCGAGCAAAAAAGAAAGCTTATCTAACGATTCGATCAACCGTTGGTTACGACAAGGCACCTAGAAATAGGTGCCTTTTTTATTGACTTGCTTTAAAATCCGACAAAAGGTAAAATTCAGAATAGAAAGGCAAGTCAATGGCCTACACGAAAACAATGAAAGTCTTATTACATCCGATAAAGATCGTAAAGGAACAACTAAATATTCCTAGATATTATAACAGTGTATTGCTTGTATTCGACGACTACGAACACATGATGGCCTATATCCAAGCTACTAAGCTATATAAAGAAGGTGAAGTAGCGCCAACGGCCGAACTTGAAATAACGTATGACGATAACCACGTTGAACGATTGTCTAATTAAAAAGTGTATGCTAAATTACAATGTAGGCAAGCAGAGTATATCCGAGCGTTTTGAACAAAATTCAAAACGGTACTCACTTCCAACAAAAGGACAAGACAATGGACAATCGAGAAAAAACAATAAACGATCTCGAAGCGCACAGATTAATTGTGAGAGAGTTATCGTTAGCAATCGCTACTGAATTATTCGAACGAGCCCACACTGACGACAAATCGAAATACGAAACAATCGAATTTGAAGCGTTCAATAAATATTCTGACGAATTAAGTAAATCAGTTTTCGGATCAAAAGAATATAACGAAGCAAAACAAAAATTAGGAAAAGCTTTAGAACATCATTATAAAAACAATCGACATCATCCCGAACATTTCGAAAATCAAATAAATGATATGAACCTAGTAGATATTATAGAAATGTTTTTAGATTGGATCGCAAGTTCAGTTAGAAGTAAAAAGGGGAATATTAATGAATCAATCGAAGTAGGAAAAAAGAAATATAATATCGGAGATCAATTAATAAATATTTTCGTAAATACATTGGAAATCAAATCAGTAAAAAGGATTTACAATGAAATTCAAAGTGAATAAAAAAGAGTTAGAGGAATACTCGATAACAAGACTCTTACTAATGAGATTACAACTAAAGATATCGATATTGTTTTTCTACTCAAAATACGTGATAAAACAATACATCAGAAGGAAAATAACAGAGTACAGAATAAGAGTATTCAAGAGATGAAAGTAACAGTTACAATAACGATATTCTTACTAGCTTTCACAATAGGATTCATAGTCACTTACGTAGGATTCTTAGCTTATTTCAATGTAATATAAAAAGATGCAAAACAAACTAAAGATAACAGTAGTGATACTTGCATTCGTAATGTTATTCGTACGTTCACTTTACTTTGTTCCAATAACATCAGACTTCTATGTTTTGCTCTTATTCATCCCTTATTTTTATTTCGCTTTTGTTTTGAAATAATCGTCTGAAATAAAATAAAAAATAAATCGAAAAACGTTTCAAAAAATACCTGAAAAACACCTAACAATTTTTATTAATAACACGCCTAAAAATGCCAAATGAATCTCTATCAACCCCAACACTCAAAAAAGGACTTGCGCAATGACTCGAACGAACGGTAATAACCAAAAAAGAAGCCTTATCGGTACACACAAGCGCGATCCTTCTAAATATAAACTTGATAAACCGAAAAAAGGCACGTGCGGTTATTATTTAGGTAAAACAGGGGGCTATTGTGAATCTACCGTATTATATTCTAACGGGAAATGTAAATTACACGGTGGTATTGAAGGAAAAAGTAGACCGGTTTCTCCTAGTGCTGGCGCAAGTGGTCCGTTACAAAACGGTGTTCGTGCAAAAACAAATATTTATGAAATAGGTTTGCTCGAAAGTGAAAAGGGAAAAGTATTTGAGGATATCGTCAAGGAGATAGGTACTCTCGATAGTGAGCTTCATATGGCACGTCTATTCCTACGTAGGGGTTACGCCGCGCAAAAGAATATGGAAGAGGCAAGGGAAGCAATAGCCCGCAATAAAGACAACCCTGATAAGTGGATCCTTATCGCGAATAAACACGGCTATATGCGATTAGACCGTTACGAGATATTACCTAACGGTAGACTCAATACAACGCCTGAAATAAGACGCGAATTACAAGATAAAGCATACGAGCGTATTCATAGGCGAAAGAACTCGTTCGCTAGAGAAATAAGGCAGTATTCGAATATTGTGAAGAACCTCGAAAAACAACGAAAAGAACTTCTCGATAATAGAGGCGATTCAAGTGAAGAATTTATTCGAGAACTTGCGGGAAGCTTGAGAGCTTTCACGGATACCGTTACCAATAAAATACATAACGGAGCTTCATTCTGTACGGGTAACTACCCTAATCTAAAACCTCGAAAACACGATTCAGAATAGTTTATTTTATGGATACCGATGTAACACCCTATCAGGGAATAACGCCCCGTTGGACTCCCCTAAAGCGTCATAAAATCCAACATAAAGCAATGCGAAGTACTGCTCGATTCAACGTAGTGCCGGCGGGTAGGCGTTCAGGTAAAACAGAAATAATCGGTAAAAGAAAACTCGTTATCTGTGCTTTGAATGCGCATAGAAGTGATATCCCTTTTTTCTATAAACCTTGGCCCGATCCTAAGTTCTTTTGTGCCGCTCCTACTCGTGATCAAGTCAAAAGAATTTATTGGAATGACCTAAAAGCTCTTATCCCAAAAAAGTTTATTTACGGTAGACCAAATGAAAGTCACCTAATGATTCAATTAGTAAACGGTAGTCAAATATGGTGCCTTGGAATGGATAGGCCCGAACGTATTGAAGGTACACCATGGGATGGTGGCGTATTAGACGAATACGGCAATATGAAAAAGGAGGCTTGGCCTAACCATATAAGACCTAGTCTATCAGATAGAAAAGGATGGTGTGATTTTATCGGAGTTCCCGAGGGAAGGAACCATTATTACGAACTATATAAGGACGCAAAGTCACGTAACCTTCGAGATATTTCTAAAGGGTATTTACCGCAGTGGGATACGTTTCATTGGACTAGCGCTACCGTTTTGGACCCTGCTGAGATAGAGGCCGCACGTGCTGATATGGATGAATTAACATTTCAGCAAGAATACGAAGCTTCCTTTGTGAACTTTGTTGGTAGGGCATATTGGGCTTATACGGAAGAAATGAACGAAGGTAGGCTAGAATATAACCCGCAAGAAAGAATCGATTTCTGTTTTGATTTCAACGTATCTCCGGGAGTTGCAGCGGTTATTCAGGAACAATGGCTACCGCAAGGTAAGACCAATGATAGAGAATGGGGAGACGGTATCATAGGTGAGGTATATATTCCTAGAGGTAGTAATACAACAATGGTGTGTAGAAAGCTTATTAGTCTATTCGGTAGACACAGAGGTCCAATTTATTGCTACGGTGATTATACGGGTAATCAATCAAAGTCTAGCGCTTATATGGGGAGTGACTGGGAATTGATAAAAAGAGCATTACGAGAGCACTACGGAAAAGAGAATGTATTTTATAGAGTCAAACCTAACCCAAGGGAAAGAGATAGAGTCAATAGTGTAAATAGCCGTTGTAAAAGCTTAGGTGGTAAAATACGGCTTATGGTAGATCCGAGTAAAGCACCTCGAACAGCAAAGGATTTTGAAGGGGTTCAACTCGTCGAAGGTGGATCAGGGGAAATCGATAAAAAGACGAACCTAGAATTAACTCATATAACGGACGCAATAGGCTATCGCACTTGGGTAGAATATCCGATCAAAAAAGAGTACGAGAAATCAGGACAAAAATATATCAGGTAATAAAATGAACGATAAACATTATCCGATATCAATAGAGTGTATAAATCAAAACGGCAATCCTTATTACTATGCATACATGCCGGACTTCGGATTAACCGGATGTACGGCTATGGGAAGTAATATCAACGAGACACTTGCTTTATTAGAGAAAGCAAAAAATAAACTGATTCGTGTTTTAGTGGAAACGGGTAGACCTATACCTGAACCTCATAGTGCGATACGTAACGCATGGGATTCAAGGTATAAGGGTACAGTGGAAGTAGCCTATTAATGACGGAACAAGAAAAAATAGATTGGTATTTATCGTTGCATTATCCGATAAAGATTTTCTACATAGTAGAGGGTAGTGGTAAGGATTATTACTATGCATATCTTACGGATTTTGGACCGAGTATGTGTAGTGCTACAGGCGATACGATAAGCGAAGCAATCTATACGTTGAACAAAGTGAAAAACGAGATTATAACGTTTATGGTGAAATCAGGTAGGCTAATACCCAAACCTGAGAAACCGCCATTTTTCAACATAGGAGATAATTAATGGTGAAAATGGGCGAAAAAGGCTTTACTAATAAACTAGTAAAGATGGGTGATATAAGGAGACAAATAGTAATGGCAAAGAATAAGAAAGAAAAGAAAGCAAAAGAACTGGTAAAGGAAGTAATGAACGTTGGTAACGAGCCCGTCGTTATTCCTAGCGAAGTAACGAAAGCGGTATCGGTACTGAAAGGTGCGGCAGTAAATCTGGCTGGCACAGCAGCGTTACTGAAGCTACCGAAAGCCCTACGTAGGAAAGTCAATCGACTCGCAAAGCGTATCGAAGCTTTCAACTTGTGAGATAGCAAAACGAGGGAATAGTATACGTATGGTAAAACATACGTATACTATGATAAACAGGAGATTTATCATGCCGGTAAAAGTTTGGAAGAAAGGGTTAATGTGGTGTGCGAAGTGGGGTAGCAGTGGGAAAACCTACTGTAGGAAATCAAAATCCGCTGCTAAAGCGTTAGCAGAAAAACAAGCGAAAGCTATTTACGCTTCAGGATATAAAGGATCGTAAAATGGTAAAACGTATTAGTAGTAAGTCCAAAGTAAAACGATTATCGTTACCTAGAAGTACGATAGCCGGTAATAATGTGCAAGCTAGCAGAATAGCCAGGGGGCGATCATGGAAATGGGATATTAATACAGCATGGATTACAGGGGAAGCCTCCCCCGGGGCTATTTGCTACGATAGTACGTATCTATACTGGGTTGCTGGAACTACTATTCGTAGGGCTCCTATTGGTGGCGGTACACCGGTAACGTTAGTAAGTGGACTAAGTAATGCGTCGTATGGAATAGCTGTAGATGGTACGTACCTTTATTATAGTATAATGGTAGGTGGGGTAATCGGGCGTGTAGCAAAAGGTGGAGGTACGCCTTCTACTATTATCAGTGGGCTACTGGCACCTTCTGGTATAGCGGTGAATACTAATTATATTTATTGGGCATCATATGGTAACGCGGTTACAGGATACATCGGTAGGGCTAATATCGATGGTTCAAATCCCGCTCCTTTAGTGTCCGCACAAGCATCCGTATTCGATATGGCTATCGATTCGAATAGTGTATATTGGGCTAATTGGAGTGTTGCTAATAGTACTATTAGAAAGGCTGCTATAACCGGAGGTAGTGTTTCCACACTAGTGACAGGTATAGCGTCTACACTAACATTATGTGTTTACGAATCGCGTTTGTATTTTAATGGCGGATCTAGTATTTACGAACGGGTGTCCCCAGATTATCGGCTAATAGCCGCGTTATCTAACACGCCATACGGATTAGCATGTTACGATAATTGTTTATACGGTTGTATTACTACAACCGGTAATATTGCTAGAGGTATGCGTACCTATGAATAAGAATAGACGAGTATTATGAAACCCAAAAAGCCTAAAAAAAGAAAAGCCAGACGTTTATCGTTACCCAAAACTACTATTGCTAACAGCAATACAAAACAAACGAAAAGAATAGCTCACGGTAGTGGGTGGGATTGGTTGCATACGACGACTACAACGACAACATAAAGGATTTTACAATGATAAAAACACGACGCAAAAATGGGATGCCCCCTAGAACTAGAGAAGAGTCGATAGAGACTAAACGAAAAGAATTATTGAAGCTTGCCGAAAAGGTAGCTTGGAAACATCTAAGTACCCCTTATAAGTGGGGAGGTAACGATCCGATGGCCGGATTCGATTGTAGCGGGTTCGTTATTGAGATCCTACAATCGGTAGGTCTTTTGCCAGTAGACGGCGATTGGACGGCAGCCGGACTATTCAATAAGTTCAAGGCTTACGAAATAAAAAACAAAGTGGTTCATAAAGGGTGTTTGGTATTTTGGGGAAGTGGCGAGAAGATAACCCATATCGAATTCGCGATTACCAAATTCCATACGATAGGTGCGAGTGGCGGGGGAAGTTCGACGACAAGCGAACAAGTCGCTATCAAACAAGACGCCTACATCAAAATCCGTCCTATTGCTGGCAGAAGTAGAGAAGTATTGAAAGTTGTGGATCCGTTTGCTAGTATTACTACATAGTCTTATTCTATAAGGACTACTAGGAGAACCGAAAATGAGCGAGTACAGTAGATTTAATTATAACCGTAAGTCCATGTCATTAGGAGAGTTAGAAACGGTTCACCCGTTATATACTAAAAACCAAGTGTTTTGGTATAAGATGCTTGCCTGTTATAAAGGGATAAAGGCGATAGTCGAAGGTGGTTACGGTGTTCTTCGACATGAACGGGAAAGCCAAGAAAACTACGAGCGCCGAGTAAGAGAGGCTTACGGGTTCGGTTACAGTGGAAGTATTGTCGATCTGTTCAACTTCTATTTATTTAAGTCGACGGTCAAAAGGGAAATGGGTTCTTTATCTAAAGATAGTTCGTGGGCTATGTTCGAAGAAGATTGTAACCTGTACGGGGATAACTTCCTAACTTGGCTACTCGAAACCCAAAGGTGGGCTTGTGTGTTTGGACAACTCGGTATTTTAGTCGATAAAAGCACAAGCAAAATGATGACTCAATCTGAAGAGATTGCGGCTAAAGTATATCCGTACGTAGCTCGATATTTTCCGATGAATGTGCTCGACTGGGAATATAAGAAAGACGAGAACAACCGTCCTTATTTAAACTATATAAAGTTACGTGACGATGACGGTTCCTATCGTATTTGGACTACGGAATGGTGGGCTATTTACGAGATATCCGATGATGCAAAAATGAACTCGGGTGACACCGTTATGAACGTCACGACTGGTAAAGTTCAGGGTGGGGCGATCAATAACAGTAAGGACACGAAAGTCGATAGTGTTGCGGACGGTGATAACCAGTTGAGAGAAGTTCCATTTGTTTGGCTATATAATATAAAAGGTGAGCAACGACCGATTGGAATCAGTGATATCAAAGATATCGCCTACATCGATTTGAGCATTATCGGAAATCTCAGCGACGGTGAAGAGGTTATCGATTACGGTGCGTTTCCAATGATGCGAAAGCCCTACCGAGAGAAGGGTGTAGGCCCAAGCGGTAAGGGTGACGATGAGGATGTAGGCCCTAGTGCGATACTGGAATTTGACCCTGATCAGCCTGAAGCAAAACCAGACTGGCTCGAAGCGGCCGTAGACAAGCCCATAACGGCCATCCTAGACTGGATTGAGCGCAAGACTACCGAGATATACCGTACGGCCAATATCGGCGGTATGGCGGCCACTGAGATACAAACACAGCCCAAAAGTGGGGTAGCTCTCAAGAGCGAATTCCAGCTATTGAACGGGAAGCTCGTGCAGAAGGGAAACAACGTCGAAGAGGCCGAAAGGCAGATCAAGACCTTTTGGTGCAAGTGGCAAGGTAGGGAGGATTTAATCCCGGATATCGCGGTAGAGTGGCCGGAAACATACGACGTCGAGAACCTTGCTCAAGACCTACAGAATGCCCTTACCGGTAACTCGATTGTAAAGAGTGAGACTTTCCAGAAAGAGGTACAAAAGCAAGTAGCTCGATCGATGCTCCCGAATGCGGATAACGCTACCTTGAACACCATCGATAAGGAGATTGACGAGTATCAACCTGTCGATATGTCCGAACTTATGGGGAATCCGGACGAAGATAACGACAAGAAAAAGAAAGACTCGACGAATACAACGACTACTGAATAGCTAATATAGACTATATTTTATATAGAAAATGCCTATAAAACCCAAGAAAATAGCGGAAAATACCGCAAAAAACGCCCGATTATTGAGTAAAAGTCTCGATAACTCGATTATCGATTCACAGAAGCTACTCAAATCCGCTATTCGAGAACTTGAGAAAAACATCATTACGACTATGCATGATCTAGAGACGGGCAAGCGTAGGGGTGTTCTCGGTTCGTCTACTGGACTCCGACAAGCCCAATATACGCACGGGAAACTTGTACAATACTTCGAGGAATACTACGGAAAAGGGGCTAGAAGGGCGGTAAAAGGCTACAACGCGGTCGCCGCTAATATCAAACGGTACTGGACTGGTAAACGGAAAATCAAGTTCACCGAACTCGATAGGGATTTGATGCATGCGTTAGCGAATCAATCCCTAGACGAGTTTATTCAGTTCGGTGATTTTGCAAGGGAACGAATAGCGAAGTCTATGTACCTACATATTATTTCTGGTAGTCCGTTTGGGGAACTTGTCGACGAATTACGCGGTGTATTGGGTATGGGGAAGGATGCTCGCGGTAACAATATGTCTAGATATGCTGAGTTGTGGGCGAATGACGGGGTTATGAATTTCAACCAAGCGGTTACTCTGAAGAAAGCAGCCGATATGGGAATCAAACGATTCCTATACGCTGGGGGTATTATCAAAACTACTAGAGACTTCTGTAGGGTGCGATCAGGGAGGATTTACACCAAACGAGAGATTAATAGTTGGAATACAATGACGTGGAGTGGCAAGCGAGGTCCGGCTTTTATCTATCGAGGTGGGTGGAATTGCCGTCATTGGTGGGTACCGATTGAGAACGACCAGTTTGAGGAATAACCCTGCTCACAAAAGCCTACCTTATCCATTATGGGGTAAATGGTGGTGTAAAGTTCAAATACCACTATACAAATTAGCTTGACTATATGTGTATGGTACTATAGGGTATAGTAATGTGTATTAATTATCAGTATTTTTCATATCGTATGCTGCCTTTTACGGGGTAGCGGATCTCGCCTCGGTAACGGGGCAAAGAGAAGGTGTAAACCATGTCAATGCAGCTAAAAGTAGACGAAAACGGCGCAGCCGTCCTTGCAGACGGGAAGCCTGTATATCTGACCGAAGACGGGAAAGAGTTTCCCGCAGACGTGCCGGATATGTATTCAAAAATAGCTCGGTTCAAGAATGAAGCGAAGCAAAACAGGGAGAAGATTGACTCGGTCAACGCGCAACTCACCGTGTATCGGGATATGTTCCCCGATATGGAGCCGGACGCTATAGCGGAGTGGAAGACTTCCGCCGAGTCTGCCCTAGACCTTGCTAAGAACATCGATGACAAGAAACTGATCGATGCGGGCAAGGCTGAACAGGTCAAGAGAGAGCTTCAGGAAGCGCACGACAATAACCTGAAGAAAGTAAAAGAGAAGTTCGAAGAGGAAAAAGGACGACTTAACTCGTCTATTAGTATGAAGGACGCAAAAATCTTCGAGCTGACAGTCGGGAATGCGTTTGCGAATAGCAAGTATTTTTCCGGACAGTCTCCTATCACGACATTGTCGCCGGATATCGCGCTCGCTTACTTTGGGAAGAACTTCAAAGTACACCAGAAGGAGAACGGGGATCTTCAGGTAGTCGGTTATTACAACGATTCCGAGATTCTAAGTCAAGCGCCGGATATGGTAGGGGAGATTGCCCCGATAGACGAAGCGCTCGCATACCTTATCGATCGGTACCCGAACAAGGATCGGATACTAGCGGCTTCAGGTAAATCAGGAAGTGGTGCAAGTGGCGGTACTGGTGGGAATGGTGGCGCAACAGATGATATGGCGAAGCTCCAAGCACAATACGCGGATGCGCAGAAGAGCGGGAATATAGATCAGGCTATCGCTATCAAAAACAAGATTTACGCATTACAAAAGGCCCAACCGGCCAGAGGAATTAGCGGGTAATACAGATTGCAGCGAATTGGATTTATCAATTGGGTGATAAAAGGGCAATTCAGGTAGCTGTATTATATATTTGAACAATATATAATAAGGAGATATGCAAAATGGCAAATACGAATGCCGCAGCTACCGTATGGAATTGTCCTAACTATGTCGGTGAGCTGTTTCTAATTGGCGCAAACCAGACGCCGTTCATTAATATGGTCGGTGGTTTGCAAGGTGGACAGGTCCGAACAGTCGCTACTTTCCAGTTTCCGATGGCGCAGCCGTACGCGTTGGAAGCTGCGAGTCAGCCGAACATTTCCGAGACGACTTCTTTGACTGCTCCTACCGCATGGACGTACGTTCGTGGGCAGGATGTCAATACCTGTCAGATTTACCAACGACAGATCAGTGTCAGCTACGCGAAGCAGAGCGTAACCGGACAAATCACGGCGGATGGTACTACGGGGCTCGCACAGCTCGGTGTACAGCCGGTTCAGAACGAACTAGACTTCCAAATCGCGACGCATATGCGGCAAATCGCGATCGACGCCGAATACACGTTCCTGAACGGTGCGTATGTGCAAGCGACCGCTGCAAACGTGGCAGCTCGTACCCGAGGTATTATCACGGCTTGTACGACCAATACGGTGGCCGCAGGTGCCGCAGCTCTCACGAAAGCCCTTATCGATCAACTGCTTCGCACGATGGCGGCGAACGGTGCCGAGTTCCGTAACGCGGTTATTTTTGTCAATGCTTTCCAGAAGCAACAGATCAGCAGCATTTACGGGTATGCTCCGCAAGACCGGAATGTCGGTGGTTTCAACATCAAACAGATCGAAACCGATTTCGCGATTCTCGGTATCGTGTACGCTCCGCGTGTTCCGGCCGCTACTCTGCTTATCGCAGATCTCGCCGTTGTGAAGCCTGTCTTTCTACCTGTACCGGGTAAAGGCGTGCTTTTCTACGAAGAGCTTAGCAAGACCGGCGCAAGCGAAAGCGGGCAAATCTACGGTCAGATGGGTCTCGATTACGGTCCCGAGGAATACCACGGAACGATCACGGGTCTAGCCACTAGCTAATCGTAAGTCGTAATACCAACACAACCCTATCGGCAGCTAATAAAGGAGAGTGAACGATGGCTAGCAAGGCAAACGCAAATAAGCGTAGAAAGATTGCAAAGAATCCGGCTGTAGCACCCGAATTGAGATGGTACCTTCAGAAGTTGAATAAGAAGACCGCAGTCTGGGGTACTACGTCAACGACTACGACTACGACTACGACTACTACCTAGCTGATCGCACGTTAGCCTATTATTAGTATAGCTAGTAAAGGAGAATGAACGATGGCTAGTAAACATAATGCGCAAAGGCGGCGACGTCTTGCATACAACCCTGGTGTTGAGCCTGAGTGGAGGTGGTTTTTTCAGAAGTTGAATAAGAAGGTTGATTGGGGTACTACGTCAAGTACGACGTCTACCACAACCACCACCACGACAACCACCACCACGACTACCACTACCACCACTACCACCACGACAACGACTACTACGACTACTACATAGTATTTTATGATATGTAGTAGTGTTGTAGGTCATTGAGGAGAATTTGGAATGGAAACGGAAACGGTATATTTCGCAAGGACTTTGAATCGCGAAACTGGTAAGCTACGGGAAGCTGTAGTTTGGAACGGCTTGAAAAATAGAGTCTTGGCCGAGTTCGATAGACAAGGTCTATTGGAAACTACGGATCCGGAAGTTATTGAGGGCCTGGATAGACTCGGCTACCGTAGGGTAACGGAATCCGAAATCAGGGGTAGGGGTAAGTTGCCCCCGAGTGAGTTCGCGGAAGCGAATAGGGATAGAGTCGGTACGGGATATCAGACTGTTCAGGATCCGGCATTGCTTGAACAGTTACGGAACGAAGAAATGGGCCGTAAAATACAGCCGGAGGATTTTACGGAAGACGACGACCTTGCCGATCCTATTCCCCCACAGCCTACGCGGAAACGAAGTAAGCGATCCCTTGTGAGATAGTTGTGTTCGTATTGTGAGGTTCTACGATGGCCGATTACTGTACCAACGCGGATTTAGTAGCTGAACGTTCTCGGATAATGACATCCGGGGTCGAAGATTGGTCTAGCCAGATAGCGGACGCTACGGCTATTATCAATCGATCGCTAGATTCGCGTTGGTATAGGGCTGCTTGTAGAGAATATAATATCGATCATCGCGACTATCCGTTCAATCCAAACCTATTACTGAACGCGGCTATCCAACTGAAGCGGTTAGGTGTTTATAAAACCCTTCAGCTATGCTATCAGCATTTGTCGAAGGATTCCGTAGATCCTGACGCGTACGAACGCCATGCAAAACGCTACCGTGAGTATTACGCGGCTGAATTGGCCGATGTTCTCGCGAGCGGGCTCGATTACGATTGGGATAGTAGCGGATCGATTAGTAGTACTGAAAGGTCGATGCCGACTAAGCGGCGATTGAGAAGGGCTTAGGATGCCATTAGGCGAGGTCAAAGTAAAAGGAGCAGTCGATCTTTCTTATAAACTAAAGAAAGAAGCGGATGCGATCGGTAAAAATAAAAAGCTTATGATCTCAATTGGCGCTTTCATGAAAAGAACTATTCTTACCCGAACTGCTAAAGGTTTGGATGTTCGAGGTAAAAGGTTCAAGGCTTATAGCCCATCCTACAAGATGATCAGAGAAAAAGCCGGGCTGCGCACAGATATCGTAAACCTGTTTTTCAAGGGAAGTATGTTGTCTGCTCTGACTTATGATGCTCGTCAAGGATCTGTGAAAGTTTACATCCAGGATACAGAAGACGATAAGGGTGTAAATAATCATTTCAAAGCAGATTGTAATCAACAGACTAGGCAGTTTATGGGAATGAATAAAAAAGACGAGACGCAGATAAATAGGATGGTTCGAGAATACATAGCTAGAACTATGAAAAAATGACATGGCGACTAACAGTAAAAGAGAGCAAATATTAGTTAGAGTTCAAGATATTCTACTAGGAATAATCTCAATTACTACTGTTCGCCGAGTACCGTTCAACGAAGTAAGCCAGTTAGATAATTCAGATGGTGAAATGCCGGTAGCGGTTGTTATGGGGAAACTTCCGCAACCAGAAGAGAAGTTCAGCGCTCGTGCGCGAGAACTGGATAAAGCGATCAGCCTATTACCGGTTGAAGTTCTTGTCTACGCATATGACAATGAGACACCGGATAGTACGATCAGCACTTTATTAGATGATATATGGGCGGAATTTTATAGCGATATTACTTTGGGGTTGAGTTGGGTGCACGGCCTGACGATCATGCCCGAATTAGATACGATGATTGCTGCCCCTTACGTTATATTCAAAGTTACAATAGAAGTTAAATACGAACATGACAAGAAAGGGATTTAGATATGGCTACGCCTCACAGTACTGCTAACTACACGGTAAGCAAGGGGATCGTCTCTATTGCGCAATGGTCGGGCGGATCGATAGGTGCATACGCAGATATCGGAAACTGCCCGTCAATGGAGATTACCCCGACGCAGGAAAAACTCGACCACTACTCAAGCCGATCGGGTTATCGAACGAAGGACAAGAGCGTTATCGTCGAACTCGGTTACACCTTGAATTTCGACCTCGACGAACTTGCCGCTGAGAACCTCACCAAGTTTATGGTCGGTACTCAATCAGGTAATCTGATTCGAGCCTTGCAAGGTACCAACCTAGAGTACGCTATGCGACTCGTCGAAAGTAACCCTACCGGTCCTAATAAGACGTGGAATTTCTGGAAAATGTCAATTGCGCCCGCAAGCGGGATGCAATTGATCGGTGACGGATCTGCGTGGGCAACCATGTCGTTTACGGCAGAAGGTCTAGCCGATACGACCGGTCACCCGTCCAGCCCATATTTCACGATTACGTACGGTGCTGGAAGCTCGACCTCGTCAACTACGACTTCTTAGTATGTGGACAGGTATTACTAACGACTAGTTTACAATCTACTATATTATATAGGTGAATTATGGCGGCGGTTATGACATTCAACCAATCGGGACTATCGGCGGGTACTGCTGGTAGATCTCGTTCGGATATAGTAGCAGGTACAGCCGTTACTATAACTAACGAATCCCCTGGAACATCTAATGAATGTGAGTTGTTATCTAAACCAGAGGATGACGATACCGCCGCCATAAGTGGATCTAGTCCTACATGGTCTATAACCCCCAAGTCTGGTACTTGGGGGTCTTATAGAATAAGACTCACCGTAGATGGGGATGAATCGATCCATACTTTTACTGTGCGTAGTCCTATCAGAGCTTTACAGGTAGGGGCTCATAATGAAGGAGCGAACCCTAACGCTAATTTAGCTGACGTTGATCCTGGTACATGGGTTGAAGACAGTGAAACAAATGAAGGTGGTAAAAACACAGGATGGTGGCCGGGAGTCGTCGAGTTATATGAAGCTGTTGAGGATTCAATAATTGCGTCCAGCCCTGGCAATCCTCAATGGGAGGAAGATACCAACTTATCATGCCATTCACTACCGTCTGAAATTGTTGATCAGGATAGGGTTATAAATGACAGCGCCAGCTATGATTATCAGGCGGGAATCGGGGTAGGTACTGATAATGTCTATACTGTTATAGCGCATGTAATTCATGGTAGTACTAGACAAACGCTTATAGCATCTATAGATATAAGAAGAGTATCTACGGCATCCGCTGTTGCGGGAACACAGAGAAATATCCAGATCGCTACTGGATGGACATTAACCCTAACCGCGAGTGCTAATAATCTAAATGTAAATCTTGCGAATGCTAGTGGCACCAATGGTGTAGCTAGTGTGTACGCCACATGTTTCGTGGCGCCTAATGTTGCGTTTCTAACAACCACAACTACAACTACTACTGTTTAATTGGTAGTAATTTAGGATTTATTATTAGGGTAAACGGCTATGTATTTTGAAACAGTCGGAATAGGTTTGCAGAGGCCGTTGACTACCACTACCACTACCACCACGACTACCACTACCACTACCACCACGACTACCACTACCACCACGACTACCACTACCACTACCACCACGACAACGACAACGACTACGTCAACAACGACAACGGTCGGAACTCCGGATCTTGGGTTGAATGCGACGTCGGTTGTGTTTGGAGAAGAGCTTTCGCCTGGTATATGGGAAGTGGTAATTACTTATGGTTCGGGACAAGGGGGATGGTCATCAGGAATGTTGGCGGATTTTACAACGCTTGATTATACAACGATTACAATAAGCGGTGGAGTTCTGCAAATACGGACTAATGCATCGGTGACAGGTC